TCATTGTCCGTAGTACATTGAAAGGTGTTTATGTCGTGCATATTTTTGTGTATTACTTGTTCTGGAGCTTCTAGCTCAGGCATTCTCATTAGTTCTTGCCCTAGTTCTTCTCTTGTCATTTCTGATAATTCTTTTTTTGTTTTCATAGTGTTTTTTGTGTTTTTAGTTTTAGTTTTAGTTTCTTCTTAATATTAATGGTTGTTTTTTTTCTTTGTATAACTTGGTGTAGACTTCTAGTTTTTCCCTAATTTTTTTATTGTTTGCCTCGCCACCTAGTCGCCCATACCAAAAAGAACCTTCTGCTTCTTCTTTATAGTCGTAACACTCATCTACATTTAAACCTGTGTTTTCTATGTACTCAGTTAGTGCAGCCCTTATTTCTTTTTCAGTTCCAAATATTCTTATTACTCTGCTGTATTCTATTAAGTCAGTATAATACTCACCAGTATATGCTTCTTGAAAGTTGCCTTTTAATTGAGTTTCTTCATTGTTATAAAAGTAAAAGTCCTGAGCTATTAGTTTGTTTTCTGTTTTCATTTTAGTAGTTTTAGTAGTTTTAGTAGTAATTTAGTAAATTTAGTAGTTTAATTCAATGTGTAATAATATAGAAGAAACAAATAATACTATTAAGGCTATGCAGCATAGCCAAAATTTAAAAGTGCTTACTTCCTTACTTACATCTTCAACAATATATTTTTCAAATGGGTTAATAAATTCTTTTCTAGCATTTTTCTTGCAAAAGAAATCTGCTGCTTCTTTAGCACTTAAATTAAAAGAGTGTCCTGTTTGTTTGTTTGTTAGTTTTAGCATTTTGTTTTTAGTTGATTAATATGGGGCAAAGATATAACCATTTTTTATATTAACAAACTTTTAAACAGAATTATTTACAAAGTTATTAACAATATATATGTTAAGAAGCCTATTCACCAAAAAGAAAAGCCTATTCTTTTAAATGAAAAGCCTATTCACCAAAATGAAAAGCCTATTCACCAAAGTGAACCTATAAGTACTATTAAAGATTATACTATTAAAAATAATACTATTAAAGAGAAGAGAGCTTTCTCTTTTTTTTATTTTTTTTAAAAAGATTGGGAAGATTGGGAAGATTGGGAAGATTGGGAAGATTGGGAAGATGCTGAATAAAGACCTGTACGGTTTATTGTACGTTCGTAAAAGCGTACAAAGAAGCATACAAAAACAATAAATAATAAATGACTGAAACAGCCACTTTGATTGTAGTGTAAAGGGTTAGTATTAAAAAGGTGTAAAAGTGCCTTAAAACGCTTAATGGGGCTATAAATTAAACAGTATAACAATAAGTATTAAAAGCAAATACATTAGAAAGACTTTAACAGCTCCGTAGTCTTTCATTACAAAGGCATTAATAGATTAATAGGAAGCGTTCCGTTATTTAAAACAACTGAACAACCGATTGCAGGTTTCTTACCGTACTTGCAATAAGCCATTGCATAAGAATCGTGGTCAATTCCACAACCAACTTGAACTCCAAAAACTCTATAATTTTGACCAACAAAATTTACTACATAAGACTTGGTGTGTAAATGCCCTTGTACGGTATTCATCATATCTGCTTTACATTTAGTAGCTGCTTCGCCACCCTCACCGTGTAAATATTGTACATTATCTAAGACGTACCTTTCTACAAAATTCCAGTTAGGAGTTTCTAATACTTCTTTGTAGGACTTAATCCACTTAGAAGGTATTGCTGAGGTCTGAGCTTTACGCATTATAATTCTATCGTGGTTTCCTATGATAACAGTAGCTGAAGGAAAAGCGTTGCGCCACCTTGCTATTCTTTTAATAGCGTATTCAAGCTCATCTGCTCCACCCATACCGTCAGCACTTGTTTCGTGATAACTTGAAAAGTGATTATCAATCACGTCTCCAATAAAAACAACTTCAGTACACTTATAAATATAGTATTGTTCTATACACCATTGTAGATAGTCATCAAGACAAAATGGTTCGTGAAGGTCTCCGATAACTAGAACATTTCTAGTTTCGGATTCCCTCATTTTTTGTAATGCCACAATTTCGTGTGGCTTTAACCTGTATCGGTTATTTCTTTCCAACATCAGCAATTCCTTGACCAACAACTAAGGTAAGTGCAGCGTAAAACAAATTCTGAGCAGTAGCTTCATCAACCCCCAAATAAGTTACTATAATAGGCACAACTACTGAACTGACTGCATACCAAAACTTCTTAGATTTAAACATTTTGCTAATTAGTAATTTTGAAAAAAATTGTTTCATAATGATTTATTTAAATTAGTTATTTATTTTTAATTATTAAGTTTATATTTTTACCGCCCAAATGTATTATTTTTTTCATAAGTAAATCCATTGCTCTTTTAGAATTATTAACAAAGTCTTGTTGACGCTTTAACCCCACTAGAATACAGCCGTTGGTATCTTCAGGTTTATTGCCTATATGAAATAAGATATAATCCCTATCAGGCACATTTTGAACTAACAGATGTAAATAGTTTCTTGTTGCGCTTTCTCTAGGGTATCTTAACCTAACAAGATATTGTCCAGCAGGAATGCAAGATATTCTCCTTTGATTGTCTAAATAAGGAAGCTCAAGCGTTTCACAAAACAATTCACCATTAAAAAAAAGTTTACCTATTGTAGAGTCTTTTGTAAAAGTATCTCTAATAATAAGCAGGTTAATAGCAGAGTTAGTGTCCTTGACCTCTGTAGACTTTTTTGTAGGCGTTTTGACTTCTACTGGCGTTTTTAGAGTGCACTCCTGGTCTTTTCCTTTTAACAGGTTTATAAGCCCTTGTAACAAGTTTATTAGCCATTTATTTATTTGATTCTTTTCTAGTTTCATAATTATAAAATTTATAAATAGTAAAACTTATTGCCAATACTAAAGAAATTAGAGTTAGATATTGGTTGCATTCAGTTATGCTAAAACCTATAGCGGTGCTATTTGCTAGGGCTACTTGTACTGTGTCTTTTAAGTCTGTCATTTGTTGATTTACTTTCTAAATAAATTTTTAATTTAATTACATTAATTGTCTTTGGCTTGTAGTGTGTTTTCAAGTGTTTTTTTGTGTTGCTTTTTATATCTGTATTCATTGACTGTTTAACCTTTTTTAATTAAGTCCTGGAGTTAAAAAGTTTTGCAATGTTAATCTAGTTCCTTGTTGGTTTGGTCTTTCAAGGTTCATACCATTGTAATAGGCATTCTTGTCTGGATTAACATCAGCGCCTGAATTTGTACTGTACTCAGGAAATAAACTAGTATTATTTCTAATGTATTCTATAAGTCGCTCAGTATAATATTGTGCCGTATTGCTTATTTCTTCACGCAAACTTTGAGATTCTTCTGTGCTTAAAGCTGTTCCTGTTTCTGAAGTCTTTGAGTAGATGTTTCCATTTTCTACTTTAAATCTTAGATAAGGGATAGCGTGGTAAAAAGAATAGTTAACCAACACAAAAGAAATATAATCATCAAGTAAAGTCTTGTAAGCAGCATTACCTACATTGCCTATTGTTCCTGCTTGTATAAGGCCTTTGATATGTTCATATAATTGTGTGCCTAGCTTAGGCTCTATATAAAGCGTCTGAGCTTGTAGAACATAAGGCAATAAGATATTTACATCTACATTTAAGTTTATTGCCGTAGAATCTTTAAGTTTTTGTTCTGAGATTAAAAGTACGTATGACATTGTTTTTTAGTTATTTAGGTAATTATTTAGGTAAAAACCCGTTATTAGCCATTCTCTTTGGTGGTTTTGCTACTAAGCTATCGTTTCGTTTTGGAGTAAACCCCTCTGACCTTGCTTTTGTGTAACCTATTACATCAGCATCTTCTATTTTTGTAGTTCTAGATTGTCCTAATGTAGTCTTGTAGATTTTTCTTAACCAGAAATGATGGCAGTTACCACCGCCTTTGTAAAGCCATATTGAATAAGTATCAGCACCTTTAGGACCCCAACCTTTATTTACTACTTTGCTACCCATATTAATGATATCTTCTTTTCTATAAAGTTTATTAGCGCCCATCATTTGTCTGCAAAAATCTCTTTTTTGACCTGATTTGTTTTGTAAAAAGTTATCTTGCTCGTAAACATATCTAACTCTAAAATAATCACCAGTCTTTTTTGATTGTCCGTCTTGCTCAGATTTTCTACTAGGCATTGCCTTTCCTGTAGAAGCTAACATAGTCTTTTCATTAGCTACTTCATTTAACGTTTTTTCAAAGTCAAAGTCTTGGTGTTCACCACTTGAATTTTCTTCATCTATTAATTCCCAATCTTCTGGAATATCCTCACCGTATTCTTGTATAAATTTAGTAAGCTCAGTTACTTCTGTTAAATCAGTTGCTTCAGAATGCTGCTCACAAGCCATATAAGACACTGTGCCGTTTAAATCGTGCTCGTGATACCCTTCACAGCCTAAAGTCTTTGCGTGGGCTACAGCTTCTTCTATTGTGCTAAAAACAGGCTTTCCATCTACCGTTCCTATTTTATTAAAAGTTTTAAGTTTACTAAAGTTAGCTTCTTCATTTACTGTTTCTTCTGTTTCTTCTAATGGTGGCAACCCTACTGACTCTCTTATTTCTTCTTGTGTCATTACTTCTTTTAAAATACTAGAATCAAACTCTACTGTAATAGGTTTTAATTGCTCAAAGTCAACTTCAAAGTCCATATTGTTAACAGAGAATATAGTCTGTAAAGTATTTAGTATGTTCGTTTGGAATCCGCGTATAACAGTATTATGAAAAAAATTACTAGCGTTTCTAAGTTCGTCTGCATTACTTGAAAAACCATTTGTAGTATCAATACCCATTAAGGTTTTGCTAGTTATTCTATGGGCGGAGCAAATGTTTGTAACGAGCAGTTCTTGTAAAGCTAAATACTGCTTGTCAGCATCAGAAACTGCAATAGGAGTTATTTCAGGAGTTCTAGTTTTATCATCTGAAAACGTTAAAATAAACTTGCCAGAGTTCTTAGCTCCTGCAAATTTCTCAGTAAGGCTTTGTTCTATTTGGAATCTTTCTTCTTGTGTCGGTATGCCATTTGCAAAAGAAATGAAATAAGACCCACTGAATCCGTTCTGTATATTATTGAGGTGAAATTCAGCTACTCTTTGGTCAACTAACGCCCAGTTGCAACCTGCTATATAATCAGGCGTGTGGTATATATCCATATTAGGACTGTAAGAGCCTGTATATATTAACTGACTAGCTGAAGTTCTATCTAGCCTATTAAATGCTTTTATTTCGTGTGGTGGGTGGTTTCTAACATCACTCCAATTTGAGCTTATAAAATAAGAATCTATTTGCCCTAATGGGTTTGGTATTCCTGCTCTTACCCTTTCGACTGGCACGTGATGAACTTCAGCAATTTCCGTTCTTTCTTGATTCCAAATTATATGTAAAGCGTAAGCACCTTGTAGCTTAAAATCAAAGGCTACTTTTTTAACTACTTGATGTAAAGACTCCTTTCCGTTTGCGTGCCTTAAAAACTTTTTAAGTCTAACAAAAGCCTCTAAATTAACGTCTTCATTTTCTACATACAAGTCCTCACCTGCAATCATCTCAGCTGTTGCATTGATAATAGCACTATGGGTACTTGAGTTGTAATAAAGGTCAATAAGAAACTGAGGATATAGGTTTTTCCATTCATCAGTTCCGTATTCAATCCAGTCCTTACCTCTTGCTTCTTGTACTATCGGTGCTGTTGCTGTTGCTAATGATATACTTATTAAATTATTTTTCATATACGGTTTTACTTTTTTATTTTATAACCCTGCTAGTCTTGAATTAACATTAGCAGTCAAAGTAGCACTTGTTGAGCTGTATATTTGTATCTCTTTCATTGTGCCATTAAAAGCAGCAGAGCTATTTGAGTCTCCAATAGTGTCAATATCTGCAGTTCCTGAGAAAGTCCTTGTTGGTGATGTGGCTGTTCCATTTTGGTGTAAGGTTACCGTAGTTCCGCTTCTAGTAAGTACATAGTAATTATCACCAGCAGAAGTAATAACAAAATTTTGAGCAGTACCATCTATATTAACTCTAAAAGAAGAAACCCCGTTAAACCTCATAAACTCATTAGCTGTTGTATTATCTCCTAATACAGTACCAAGAAAAGTTCCTATTGGCTCTACTCTAAAACCAATAGTAAAATCTCCTGCTAAAGTTATTTGTGGTGGGGATTGTAAAAACTCAGTATTAGCACTATCGAAAGTTAAAGTTCCACTTGAATAAGCAGGTTGATTAATAGCTGTTAATTGTCGCATATCATAAACCCCTGTATAATCTGCCCATTCACTAACATTAGAACCGGCTAAAGTAATTCCAGTTTGGTATTGATACCACGCCACTAGACTAGCTTCTTGCCCAGGACTCCAAGCACCTAGAATTTTAGTAGATGATAAACTTAACCCTTGTTTTAAAGCTAACATTACTGAGCTTGAGTGTAATAACACATAGCTATTCCTGAGACTACTTCTATTTCTGTAATATTAAGAAACAAAGTACTTCCAGCAGGTACAGTAAGATTGTCAAATGCGTGTTCTGTTGCCCCTACAGCTGTTATGTTTGTTGCTATTAAACCTGATATTTCAGTTTCTACAGGGAAGTGAACGCAGTAATAATCACCTGTAATTGGACCTTCTGCTGAAGTTACAATATCACATTTATTTGTTCCTATTTGTTTTGATAAAACTGCTTGTACATTATCTATTGCCATTTTTTTATTTTTTAAATTCTTTTATTTTTTTAATTCTTCTATTGTCCGTAATATATATAATTTGTAGTCGTTGGCTCTACATATTGATTGTATTGAACCTGAGCTGTTCCTGTAGCGTCTGCTACATACATCTTGCCTTTAGTCACTAGACCTTGTACAACTCCTTTATTTGAAGCAGCAGGGCTTAAAACATCAGTTTCTGTTGCAGGAGCAAAACCACTTGAAACATTAATGTTTTGTTTAAATGCCCAGCTAACCTCATAAACTTCATACTTCCAATACCCAGCAGGTTTTAAATCTACTCTACCTAAATAAATATCAGGAGTTGCATTATATAGAAAGGAAAAGTAAGTATATCTATTTTCAATATTTTGATTTGTAGCATAAGCATATACAATAGACTTATCCATATCATTTGTAAACTTAAACAAATGCCTTATCTGAGTTTTAGCTACTGAAGTATCAATACGATTGTCTTCAGTTTGTAAAAATACCTTAAAGTTAGTTCCTGTAATTGCTTGTATCATATTTCTTTTACCTACTATATAATAGAAAAGTTGGTTATTTATTTGCTTTACTTTGTTTTTAACTAATTTAAAAAAGAAAAGAGTGGCTAAAAAACCACTCTTCTCTAAGAAATATAAGAAATATACTAAAACTACTAACTAAACTAACTATGAAGTTACTATTGCATTAATAGTAAATGCTGCATTGTCAAATGGCACAGCAGTATAAGGAGCTACTGTTGCAAATGGCAAAGGCTCCATTCCTGTAAAGGTCAAAGAGTATCCGTTTCTGTCTCCAAAAGCAGCACCTGAATCAATAGTACCTGAGTTTAAGTTCATACCATTTGTTACGCCTAGTCCTATAATAACATCTTTGCCTGATAGTTGAGCATTTAATTGAGCAAATATAACCACTTTAGTTGCTGCTAATAATTTAATTTGATTTTGGTCTTCCTTGCTAAGTCCGTTAAGCATAATAGTTACAGTAGGAGCATAAAAGATGCTGCCATTTTCCGTAGAGCCTGTTATAGCTTCACTTACAGTAGCAGTACCCAAAGGAAGTATATATCTGTAAAGGTCATTACCACCCATTTCAATATCTGTAATTTCACCAGCAGATTGAACAATACCAGTTGTGCTGATAGGGTCATCAAATTCGTCATATACACCAAAAAATATCGCCTTTATTCCTCCTGCCGTTCTATTGCAGTCTAAGCCCCTGCCTTTCGTTAATGTTCCACACGCCATTGTTTATTATGTATTTAATTATTAAATCTATTTACTAGTCTATAAGAACAATATCAGCACCGATACCTTGTTTAACACCAGCTGAGTATCTTGCTACTAATCTCATATTGTCACTTCCGTCTAAAGCTGACATATCCAAAATCGAAATACGAGTCGCATCACTTAAAAGGTCACATCCTAGATATAAGTTAGATTTTTGAGCAGCTACCATAGTATCATTTCTCATACCTGGGCAAACTGCTATTTTTACGCCTTCAAATACTGCATCATAGTCTTTGTTCATTGAGTAAGCATTGATGTACCCTAATGTAGAAACAGCAGAAATGTATAATCTAAAAGTCTTTGGTGACATATAAATATGTAAGTCCTCTTTTACATAAACAGCAGCAGGAATTGCAGCAGTTAAATCTTGTAAGTTTGCTATAATGTTAGCGGCAGTATAAGCAGTTCCAGCACCACCA